GCTTGCAGCTTGTGCAAAGGTAATTTGGCCCACTTGACCAAAGTTGAAAGGTTGAAGTACTTCACGAGGATCTCCATTAGTTAAAATCATTTTACCGGGGCGTACTTCTGGTCTAGCGCCTCTAGGGAGCCTAGTAGCGTCAATAGCCAGCATGGGGTGAATAGTGAGTGACAAGGCGTCAATACGTGCTCGTAGCTCTGTGTCTAGAGCTTTCTGAGAATTATAGCCCTTCTCACACACACCACGGCCCCAGAATCTTCCGGGTACTACGTCCCAAGGAAACGCAACAACGGGCCTGTCTTTCATCATGTAAGGGTTAGCTTCAGCCTTAAGAAGAGTACCACCGTTGGCTATAACTACTATAGCCTCAACGTAACGTGAGTCTTCTTCTACGTCTACGTCTTCAGCCTCTAACAACTCACGAGGCACGAGTCCGTAGTACTTTGTTAACCTAACTTTGTCGTCGTTGTACAGAGACATATCTTGGTCAGGCTCTAGGTCACTGTCAGGAGCCGCAGACTCAATCACAGCCTCCTTGTACACTCCTTGCTCCTGTAGCATCTCTACGCTGTGCTTAGACACAAACTCGTCTATAGCGACACCTAGAGCATCCTCTACGGACGTAGCTACAGGGTCAATGAGGAAGTTCTGAGGCAGCACAGGCTTTAGTTTAACTACAACCCTGTCGGTAATGTTGACACCTACTGCGGTCAACTGTCCGTCCATAATGGGCTGAGTAGCAGGAGCCATTTCCTTGATTTCTTCTAGCGTTATTTCACCCATGCCTGTGCCAAACACAGCAGAGTTAATCAGGCACTCAGCGACAGCTTTACGTACTTTGCAAGACTCAAAGTCTTCTGTGAGCTTCTTACGGAGGTAAGCTATGTCTTGAGGGTCTTGGTCGTTAGCGTCATCTTTTATGTCAAACCACTTGCCTCTACCAAACGTGGCTTCTTCTAGCTCTGCTACGTTAGACTCTACAGCCTGTTGTAGTGCAGGAGATATAATCCTAGAACGCTCAGAACCTCTCTCAGAGTCAGCAGGATCCCATTGTCCTCGCCAGAGCCTGTAGTACTCTTCAAACTTTTGCTCGTAGTTTGACTCGTAGTGGTCACGCCAGTTTTCACACTTGGTCATCACCCACTCTTCCAGAGACTCCTCAATCATCAGAGGGTCTGGGCTGTAAATATCTTCTGCCATCTTGGGTTCCTTAAAGTACGGCAACACAGTACCCTAGTGTAAAAAACACTAGAGCACTGATTGCGTATATTCCGTAGGTATTGAACGGTCTGAAAACTCTCATCTAGTATCCTGCTATTACGTCTAGTACTTCGTGGTCATCTATTTCAAATTCGTAACTGTACGCTACTTTAGCTACTTGGTCTATGTACGCTAAGGCGTCAATCAAGTCATCGTGAGTCAGGGCATCAGGAAACTGGAACAGTTGGTCCAAGAACCTAGCGTTCCAATCTCCTTTCTTTAGCGTTACAAAGTTGTTCTCAAAGCGCCCCTGTAGCGCCCACATAACCCTGTCAGTCTTCTTCTTGTTACCGTGGGTTAACTCTTCTACCCTGAAGAACTGCCCGTAGCGCTTCATGAGGTCCATCAGAGGACTCATCACAGCTTGCTTTGCGATTCCTCGTTCAATACCAACGCTGACGGGTCTGTAGTCTCTAACGGCCTGAAAAATCTTGGTGGCAGTCTCGTTAAGATCCCACCTCCCATGTATAATGTTATCAACGTACCAACCATTAGTACCAACTTTAACAACAGCGATTGCGGTTTCATCAAGTTTACTGTTCTTCGTCCTTTTCTTGTTTACGTCCTCAAATCCAGCGAGGTCAACTGCGATGTAGTAGTCTCCTTCGTCTGGCTCTTCTCCAAACTGGACCCAATCTTCTTTGAACATCTCTGAGCCTCTGGCTTCAAACGAGGCCATGAACTCTTGTCTGAAGGCGTAACTTGACATTGACTTCTTCGCCATGTTGATTTCAGACGGGTCCAAGATTGGGTTGTCGTAGCTGGTGAAATGCCAGCCCCTGTAAGTCTCATCGTCACCTAACTCTGCGTACTTGTACAACTCGTAAAAGTGATTACGTCCCATAGGCGTACCTATAAACATCGCTGAACCTTTTTGGTCAGCCAGTGCTGGACGGAGGATCTGCTCCCATACGTCAGGCTTCATGTCTGCGTACTCGTCCATCACGAGAAACTTCAAGGACACACCACGCATTGTCTCTGGCCTGTCGGCTCCTTTGAGACTAATCGTGGCCCCGTTGACCAGCTTGATCTGCAAGTTGTTGATGTGAGAACCTGAGATTACAGGGTGTCCTAGCTCCATCAGGGTCTGCCACATGATGTCACGGGCTTGTCCCTGTGTGGGCGCAACGTAAAAAACTTGCCCTTTGTCTGTCTGTAGGGCGTTGATAATTAACATCCAAGCTGCTAGACGAGACTTCCCTGTCCTTCGTCCAGCGGCTACTACCTTGAACCGTGTTGGGTCAGAGTAGACTTCTTGTTGCCACGGCAACAGTTGTACGTTTAGGTCTGTCAACCGTTAATCTACCCACTTACTATCTTCTTCGTCGTAAACACCGTCGTTGTTGGTGTCACACGTACGCTTCCACAGAATCATATCAAAGGTCAAACCTTCGTGCCACGGTACGTAAGCCTTACACCACTCGTGTGAACCTTGTACTACTTCGTCAGTACCATCTTCATCTGGAACGTAGTCTCTTGTAGACCAAGGAGACTGAGCACGAAAGATTACGTCGTTGTTGTTCATTGCTTGTTTGCTAAACAGAGAACTGTTACTAATATAAATTTCTTGTCCTTTTTCTACTGTGTACGTAGAACCGTCCTCGTAGTTAATAACTGTTTGACCAAAGAGTGCTGATGAAAAAAGAACTAGAGAGGCTAATAGATATTTAATCATTGGGTTGTTTCTCCTAAGAGGTTTAGAGATGTTAGTGCTTCTGTAAAATCTTTAGATCCACCAAAGTGGTAAAATACTTGAGGTATTGATCGTTTACCTGTCATCGTTTCTACTAAGTCCCACCCAGCTTGACCCGGAGGTATCTCAACGTACTTGTACTCCATGTTGAGTTGTTTTAAGGTCTTCTTGGTTTTTCTACAAGCGGGACACCAATCAGCACCTAGAAAAGTAATCATGTTAGTTTCCGTTAAAGTTTACAAGAGATGCCGGGGCTGGCAACAGATCAAAGGTTACAACTACTTCTAAATTTCCTGCACTGGTTGCTTGGCATTTAACTGCTTCGTTTTCGTGCAGGACAAACAAAGGACCACCCCCGTTGCTTAGTGTTTCTCTTCCTCCACCAGCTACGTTAGTTCCGTCAAAGATGTATACCTGTGGTGTTCCAGACACGCCCCAGTACAAGTCAATGCTGTTTGTAGATCCACCGTGGTTAGCTACAAAGACGTACTGCACAACAGCGTGGAAACCACTAGGCATAGTAAACAATGTGATTAACGTAGTATCTGTTAGCGTTGTGTGTTTAGTGTACAGCATCAGGAATACGTCCAGATTACTGGGGCAGAACCCCGTGTGTCAACGTGAATAAAGTCACTAGCGACACCTATACCCGTAAAGCCCATTGCTAAAGCCTCTCTTATTATACTGTACCGTTGAGCAGAGTTAGTTATTTTTATGTCTGCTGCTATTCCTTGCGAATGGGTTCCCGGTACATCTTTTTTAGCTTCTATGGGGTGGGTAGGGCTACGAAAGCCACTAGTGATAACAAAAGGAAAACCACAACGATCCCTAAGTTCATCTACCTTTTCCATGAACTCAGGTTCCATGTTGTTTTCACCTGTGTGTTGACAGTTAAACTCAGCTACTGTGAAGTACCTCAAGAGGTCTTAGTCCTCAAGTACTCAAAGAACAGTGCAGATTGGTCCTCTGCTTCGTCAATCAGCGAGTTCACCCTCAATTGTGCTACTCTCTGGATAGCCATCATCAACTGTTGCACTTCCAACCCCAGTGATATTAATCTGGATCGCACTTCTGCCTCCATCTTTGGTGACCTCCCTCTCAAATGCACCAACAGGTAGTACCCTGTCCATTACTAATTTCCAAGCTGCTGCTTGATTCTTGTGGTCGTGGTCCAGAGCAGCATCAAATATGGTCTCTAAGACCTTTGCTGACTTAGGACTCGCTAACATACGAGCCTTGTACTCGTTAATTATCGCTGCGTCACCCTTGGGTCGGCCTCTGACACCTCTGCCACCCTTAGATTTAGCTGATATCTCTTTCTTTTTTGGTCTACCCCTAGACCTCTTACGTAGGTTTATCTCTTTTCTAGCTGCTGCTTGGGCTTCTAGGGTGTCAGTCTGAGAGTCACTCTCGTTTTCACTTGACATTCTCCTGTTTCCTTGTGTTTAACGCTAGTTCGCATGAGTCCCCATATCTAGGTGTCACATAAGAGGGGATCTATACGAACTATTAATAGTTAACTGAGACCCGCATCTGTGTAACTAAATACAACCTAGTATATACTGTATATTATACCATACTTTTACTCAAAAGTCAAGCATTATTTATGTTAATATTACACAAAGT